GTTCTATTTTTATTTGTGACTATAAGACCGATAGTATACTTTAGAAAGCAACCATTCTTAAAAGCACTCCTTAATTTGGTTCGTTATAGTCAGAAATAATTATAGGAGAATAACTCAGTTGGTTAGAGTTCTCGGCTTATATCCGAGCGGTCGTGGGTTCAAGTCCTACTTCTCCTACCAAAATGAAAGAAGGTTAAATACTTGAAAAGATGTAATGATTTAAAATTTATAGAAAATCAAATATTTAATGAAATAAAAGATTCTAAAGATAATTATATTTATTTGATTAAAAAATACGAAGGATTAGATATTGATTTTAAAAATCTCCATAAGAACATACTTTCATACCAGTATAAAACATATGGAAATACAATAAGAAATATCGAAAAAACAAAAGAAGAAGAGAGGAGGAAAAGACGTGAAAATTGTAAAAATAGGTAATAAAGAGTTTGCTATGAAATCGAGTGCGTATACCCAATTCGCATACAAAAACGAAACCGGACGAAACCTATTGACCGATATACAATCCATTATCGAGTTAAGAGAAAAAATAGAAAAGGAAGAAAGTATTAATTATTTTGAGATATTAGATAATATGACAGAGTTGCTTTTAAAAGTTGCATATGTAATGGCATTAGAAGCAGATAAAAATCAAATAATGGATTACACATCTTTCTTAAAGAGCATAGATAATATATACGATGATATTAATTGGATTACAGATGTAATTGAACTTGCGTGTACACCCATATCAGGGCAACTACAAAGAGTTGCCAAATAAAAGTTCAAATAGCGAACCTATGGACGCTTTTGAAATAGTTGCCTTAGCAAAGAGATTAAATATTACATTAGATGAAATGAAAGAAATGTCTTTTGTTTCTCTTGTAAATATTCTCGTTTCGACAGTAGAAGAAAAAGAGAAGAAACCGACACAGCAAGATATTGATGCTATGTTTGGTTAAAACGAAAGAGTTGGTGTATATGAGGTCTATAGATAGTTCTTTTTACAATTCTAAAGCATGGAAGAATATTCGTAAATCTGTTTGGATAAAACAATCATGTTTATGTAATAGATGTAAGAAACCAGTCTATGTCGCTGGTATATCAACTTATATTCCAAAAGAAAAAAGATTAAAAGGAATTGTACATCACAAAGAATATTTAAATAATTCAAACGTTTATAATCTTGATATTACTTTAGGAATAGATAATTTAGAAGGACTATGTATTGATTGTCACAATAAAGAACATAAGACCTCAAGTGTTACTAGATATGATGTAATGTTTGATTCTAACGGTAATCTAGTTCCTCGTTGATACCCCCCGTATGTGTCTCAAAAACTCGCTTACGAGACAACGAGGCCAGAGGGTACAAAAAATGTGCAAGTTCGCACATAACCCCCCATATCTTGGAAAAGGACGTGAAAAAATGAAAGAACCAATGAAAATTGATTTAAATTATATAAAAAGAACATTTAAGGAAATGAATAATGAGAAAGGAATTTTAGGAACTCAGCTTATTAATGAGGTTGCCTTTATGAAAAGAACTCTTAAATCTTTAAAAGATGAAATAAAAAATAAAGGACCCGTTACAAAAATGAGTCAAGGTTCTTATGAAATTGAAAGAGCTAATCCCGCAATTAGCCAGTATAACACTATGGTTAAAAACTACAATACTGTTATCAAACAACTTATAGATATTCTTCCTAAAAATGATTCACAAGAAGATGGATTTGATGACTTTTAGGAAGTGATTTTAATGACTTACATCGAAGAATATTATGAGTGGATTATAAAAAATCCGGATAAAGTATGTAATAAAGTAAAAAAGGCATATGAAAATTTAGTGAAAGATATCCATTCTCCTAGAACAGTGTCTTTTTTTAATAAATTAACCGGAGAAAACGAAACTCATACTTTCATTTTTGATGAAAAAAAATCATTAAGACCTATTTTTTTTATAGAAAAATATTGTAAACAGTCCAAAGGAAAGTGGGGAGGGAAACCGTTAAAATTAGAATTATTTCAAAAAGCGTTTATACAGGCTCTTTATGGGTTTGTTGATAAGGACACCGGTGTTAGAAAATATAAAAAAGGCATTTTCTTTGTTTCTAGGAAAAATGGCAAATCAACGATGGATTCTGGACTTGCTAATTATATGCTAACTAAAGATGGTGAATCAGGAGCAGAAATATATTCTATTGCTACAAAAAGAGACCAAGCAAAAATTGTATGGGAAGAATCAAAAAAAATGATTAAGAAATCGCCCAGCTTAGCAAAAAGGATTCGTTGTTTAGTCGGAGGTATCTATTACGATGCTAACGATTCATATTTTCGTGCCTTAGCAAGTGACTCTAATTCACTTGATGGTCTTAATACGCACTTTGCTGTAGCAGATGAAGTTCACGCTTGGAGAGATAAAAATCTGTTAGATGTTATTTACGATTCTATGAGTGCAAGAGAACAGCCGATGTTATTAGAAACATCAACGATGGGAACAGTTCGAGAGAATGTATTTGATAACGAATATGAATATGGATCGCTCGTTATAGAAAATCCTACATATGACGAAACGGTATTGGCTATTATATATGAACTAGATTCTGCCGATGAATGGAAAAATGAAATTGCTTGGTATAAAGCAAATCCTGGACTCGGAACAATTAAATCAGTAAAAGATTTAAGAGATAAAGTAAATCGCGCCAAGAATAACCCAGCAGAACTTATAAATCTTTTATGTAAAGATTTTAATGTTAGACAAAATGATACACAATCGTGGTTGACATTTGATGAACTTAATAACACAAAAAAATATAAAGAATTTAAAGATTGTTATTGTATTGGCGGTTGTGACTTATCTTCAACAACAGATTTAACTTGTGCCACTTTGCTTGGTTGGCATAACGGAGAAATCAAAGTAAAACAAATGTATTTCTTACCATCATATAATCTACAATACAAAATTAATGATGATAAATATCCATACGACAAATGGATAGAACAAGGCTTATTGAGATTATCTGATGGAGCGAAAATAGATTATCACGATGTGACGCAATGGTTTATCGAACAAGTACAAGAATATGAATTAAGACCGTTGTGGGTAGGATACGACCCTTGGAATACTCAATATTGGGCTGACGAAATGAAAAGTTGTGGTTTTAATATGGTTGAAGTTCGTCAAGGACCTAAAACGGAATCTGCACCATTAAAGCAAATGAAAGCAGATTTAATTGACAAGAAAATTAATTATAATAATCACCCAATTTTAAAATGGTGTTTGAGCAACGCTGTTGTAAAAGTAGATGATAACGAAAATATAATGCTCGTAAAAAGAAAATCAAGACAAAGAATTGATGGCGCAATGAGTTTAATGGACGCATATGTCATTTATTCTGATAAAAAACAAGAGTATTTAAATTATGTAGGAGGTAATGAAAATGGCTAAAGAAAAAAGAAGTCTTTTTAGTAGAATTTTTCACAGCGATAAAAGTAATAAAGTTGTAAATGCCACGCGAATGAAATTTTTAAATGGTTATCAAGCAATTTTTACTACTTTTGATGGAAAAATATATGAAGACCCCGATGTTAGAGCATGTATCGATGCAATTGCAAGGAATGGTGCCAAATTAAATCCGAAACATATTCAAAAAAACGCTAAAGGATATAAAAATGTCAACGGTAATTTGCAAAGATTACTTTCTGAGCAACCTAATGAATTTATGAATGCTTACGATTTCTATTATTATGTAATATCAGAAATGTACATTTACAATGATGCATACATTTACATTTCGAGAAATGATAACTTAGAAATTGAAGCATTATATCCACTACATTATGGTTATTATGAGTTCTATGAGTTAAAAGGTGATGTTTATATTAAATTTCAATTTGGAAACGGCAATAGCCGTTTTGTTTCTATCAAAGATTTAATTCACATAAAAAGATTTATTGGTGCAGACGGAATGACAGGAGGCAATAATATAGCAATTACCAAAGTTTTGTCAATGAAACACCTTCTCGACGAAGGAATTATAAACGCGATTAAAACAACACAATCCATAAAAGGTGTGTTAAAAGAAACTAATTCTATGATTAAAGAAGAAGATAGAAATAAAATGAAACAAGAATTTATAAATAGTTTAAATACTGAAGATAACTATGGTTTTGGAGTCCTCGATGCTACAATGGACTTTAAAGAAATAACTTTAAGCCCTATAACGGCAACAGATGACCAAGCGAAGATGATTAATGATAAAGTTTTGTCTTACTTTGGAATAAGCGAAAATATTTTACGTAGCACTTATACAGAAAACGAATGGAACGCCTTTTACGAAAGTGTTTTAGAGCCAATAGGTTTACAGATGGGTATAGAGTTTACTAATAAGATGTTTACAATTGGCGAAAGATATCACGGTAATAAAATTATTTTTACATCTAATAGACTTCAATATGCAAGCAATAATACTAAAATTAATTTGTTAAGATATGCGAACAATTATATGACTGTAAATGAACTTCGGGAAGTATTGAATCTTGAACCTATTGACGATGGAGACAAAATAATGCAAGATTTAAATCATATTGATAGCAATAAAGCCAATGAATATCAAGTTGGTAAAAATAAAACAGAAGAAAGTGAGGAAGAAGATGAATAAAGAAGTTAGAATGCTGAATGTTGAATTTAAAGCACCCGATAACGAAGAAGATAAAATGATTATTGAGGGTTATCCGATTGTGTTTGATAGTTATGCAACACACGGTTGGACAGAAGTAATCGACAAATCTGCTTTAAATAATACTGATATGAGTGATGTGCCTTTAAAATATAATCACGAAGATGCACATCCAATAATGGCAAGAACTAGAAACGGTTCTTTGAGACTTGAAATAGATACACGTGGTTTAAAAATGCGCGCAGAACTGATAGATACTCAAGCAAATCAAGATATCTATAAATCTATTAAGGCAGGATTATTAGATAAAATGTCATTTGCGTTTGTAGTAAATGAAGATAAATATGATTATGATACTGATACTCGCACGATATTGAGTATTTCGAAATTATATGACGTTTCAGTTGTCGATATGCCATTTTATGATGCTACATCAGTTTATGCAAGAAGTCTTGAGACAGATAGTTTTGCAAAAAGAAGAGACGAACTAAGAGCATCATATGAGAAGGAACAACTAGAGAACGCAAAGAAAGAGTTATTAAGTAAATTAGGTTAACACTTTGAAAGTATGAGAACTGGACAGTTCTCTTATTTATGACTTGATTAAAGGCTGGATAGTCTTTTTTTGTATGTCATATAGAAGTTTAATAAATCCTGGATAGGAATATTGGGAAAGATAACAGCCCTAAAGAGTGTCAAATAAGAAATGGAGGTCAATCATGGACAGATTGAAAGAAATCGAAGCAAGAAAAGCCGAGATTAAAAATTTAGTGGAATCTTTAAACGATGTTGAAGAGATAAAAAAACTTAATGAAGAAGTTGATACTTTAACAGAAGAAGAAAGAGACTTAAATGCACGATTAGCACGTGACGAAATTGCTAAAAAATTAGAAAGAAGTGAAATAAATGCTTCAAAAATAGAAAATAAGGAGGAAGAAGAAATGGAAAAGAAATTTACTATTGCTAGTCCAGAATATAGAAGTGCCTGGGCTAAAACGATGATGAAATTATCAGATGATAAGTTTACAGAAGATGAAAAAAGAGCACTTGGTGACGCCATAACTACAACTGCTACAGAGTTTGTTGCAAGTACAGCAGGTACTCAAGGAATTAATAATGGCGGTCTATTTATTCCAACAAGCGTTAGAATGGAATTATTAGAATTACTTTCTGAAAATTCACCAATATTTAACGATATTAGAAAATTACAAGTATCAGGAAATGTAGATTTACCATATTTATTTAGTTCAGATGATTCTAATTGGTATGCTGAAACTACTGAAACAGTTAATGAAGGTATTGAATTTAAGAATCTACAACTAACTGGTTGGGAATTAGCAAAAGATATTGTTATCTCTTGGAAACTTGAAGAAATGGCAGTTGATTCATTCATTGAATTTATTGTTGATGAATTATTTAACAAAATGGGTAAAGCTTTGATCACTGCTTGTATCTATGGTGATGGCAGCAATAAACCTACAGGTGTAACAAACGGATTAACTCCAGTAACTACAGGTACAACTGTTATTGATAGAATACTCAATGTTTATAAATCTTTATCTGCAGACGCTAAAGTCGGAGCAAAAGTTTATGTTTCACCAGATGTAAACTTAGAAATAGTATCTTATAAAGATGAAAACGGTAATTATCCATTCTTAGCAGGTATACCATCTGTAAGCGGATTCTCAATAAATGTTGATCCATATCTAACAAATAACGACATTCTTGCTGGTAATATGAGAAATTATATTCTTAATGAAGTTACATCCATTAGATTAGACAAAGAAACAACTGTTAAAGGCAGAAAAGTGACATACGGTGCTTACGGAATATATGACGGTAAAGCAAGACCTAATTACTTTGCACTAGGTCGTAAATCATCTAGTGTTTAATAATAACTGATTATGTTAGATGAAATTAAAAAAATTCAAGGAATTAGTCATAATGAATTTGATAATATTATCAAAAGTTACATTAAGGCTAGTTCCCTTGATTTAAAATCCGTAGGCATAAATAAAGAAAAAGTTGATATTGATGATAGTTTGATTCATACAGCAAGAATAACTTATGTTTTAAGTATGTTAGATGTTGCAAATTCTGAAATGTATCAAAATTCTTATAGAATGCAAAAAAATGTCTTGAGACATTTAACTGAATATAAGGAGTGATTAATTTGAAGAATATATTATATTTTAAAGTTATTAGCAAAATCGGGGGAACAGAACAGTTCCTCTATGAGATTGCTAAAAAGTACAAGAACTATGATATAACTGTTTTTTACGACCAAGCAGATACAGTTCAGTTAAAAAGACTAAAGAAATATGTTAGGTGTAAAAAACACATTAAGGGTGAAAAAATTATATGTGATAAAGCATTTTTAAATTTTAATTTAGATATGATTGAAGATATTACAGCAAAGGAATATTATTTTGTTTCGCACGCCAACTATGAAGAATTGGGATACAAACCTCCCATTGAAAATGAAAAATTAACTCATTTTATTGGAGTTTCTCATTTTTCTGCAAATAAATTAGATGAATATGGTAAAAAGTTAGGTAAGGAAATAAAAACCATTTCATGCTATAATCCGTTAACTTTAGAACCTAAAGAAAAAGTGATTACATTAGTTAGTGCTTGTAGACTAGATGACGAAGTTAAAGGCGGAGGGCGAACTTTAAAACTTATAGAAGCATTAGATAAATATTGCAAAGAAAATGGTAGACATTATATTTGGCTAATATTTACGAATCCAAATGTAAAAATTAAACCTACTTCTCCAAATGTTGTCTTAATGCAACCTAGAATAGATGTACGCCCTTATATTGCTAATGCTGATTACGTATTACAATTATCGGATGATATGGAAACATACTGTTATACGATAAATGAGGCTTTAGGTTATGGCGTTCCAGTAGTTACAACACCTTTAAGCATAATTAAAGAATTGCCAATTGACGATAATATGAGAATAGAATTAGAATACGACTGTTCAAATGTTGATGAAGTAGCAAGACAAATATTTGAGAAAAAAGTAAAACCTTTTGAGTATGAAATCCCAACTGATAGTTGGGATAAATTATTTGCAAAAGGAGATAGTACATACGAAGAAGAATTAAATACAGAATATATAGTTTCTGCTCTTGATACTTATGAAAAATCAAATCTTTTTGATGTCGACTTAGGCGAAATACCTAAAATGGGCAAAGAATGGAAAGTTAATAGAGAAAGATTAGATGTTCTGTTAGGCGATAACGAGTATAACAAATGTTTTGTCGAAATTGTAAAAGAAATTAAGCCAACATTAAAAGTTAAGAAAGGTAAAAAATAATGGAATATACAGAAATTATATATCTAATATCAAATGAAATAACTTATGACGATATAGGTAATACTGTGTATTCCTTATCTAATTCTAAAAAATGCTATGCTAAAAAACAAAGTGTAAAAGTTAGTGAATTTTACAATGCTATGGAAATAGGAATGAATCCATCTGTTGAGTTTGTAATTAAAAGATTAAACTACAACGAAGAGACTGAACTCATTTGGAATAACGAAAATTATTCTGTAATAAGGACCATTGATTCTAAAAATAAATTTGATATTGTTTTAGTTTGTTCTAAAAAGGTTGGTTTAAATGGCTGATTCAATCTTAGATATTAAAGATATTTTAAACGACTACTCTCATGAAGTACAAGAAGCAATTACTTTGGAGGCAGAAAGATTGTCGAAAGAAGGCGCTAAAACTCTTAAAGTTACATCACCTAAATCGAAAAGAAATTCCAAAAGAAAAGGGAAGTATGCTAAAGGTTGGAGAGTTAAAACTGAAAAAGGTAGAGGTTATGTGCATTGCACAATTCATAATGCTACTGATTATCAATTGACTCATTTGCTCGAACGAGAGCATCTTACTCATAATGGTGGCAAATATGTTCCAAAGCAAAAACACATAGAACCAGTACACGATAAAATAGTCGCTGACTATGAAAAAAATGTTGAAAACATTATTAAAAATGGAGGTTGATATGACACATAAAAATTTATATAACTTGTTAAAGCAAATCGGAATACCAGTTGCTTACGACCATTTTGATGATGATAAAAAATTAACGCCGCCCTTTATGGCTTATAGAGAACTTGAACCTTATAACTTTAAAGCAGATAATATAACATTTTCAAGTTTTTTAGAGTTTGAGATTGAACTTGTAACTAGTAAAAAAGATGTTGCACTTGAAAATCGAATATCTTCTTTATTCACAGAAAATAATATTGCTTACGATAAAACACCAGAAATATGGGATGCTGATGAAAAAATATATCACATCTTTTATGAAATATAGAAAGGAAATAAAAATATGAAAGTAAAATTCGGATTATGTAATGTACATATAGCACCACTAACATTTGATGGTACAGTTTATTCTTATGAAACACCTATAAAAATTCCAGGCGCCGTTTCACTTTCACTTGAACCATCGGGTGAAAGCAATGATTTTTATGCAGATAATATAAAATATTTCACATCAACAGATAACCAAGGCTATGAAGGCGATTTAGAACTCGCTCTTTTACCTGACGCAATAAGAACTGTTATTTTAGGTGAGTCACAAGATGCTAATGGTGCTTTAGTTGAAGCTGCTAATGATACTAATAGACCTTTTGCTTTTGGTTTTCAAATCGAAGGAGATGAAAAAGCAAGAAGATTTTGGTATTACAATTGTACAATGGCAAGACCAACAAATTCTGCTTCGACAAAGGAATCTACTAAAGAACCTGCTACCGAGACGCTCAATATTAAATCTCTTCCAAGAGAAACTGATAAAAAAGTCAGAGTCTTACTAACAGAAACCGAAACTAATAAAGCAACTTATGATGATTTCTTTGAATCAGTTTACGAATCTGCTAGTTCTGTATAAAACTATACTACTCTAATGAGTAGTAAAAAGGTACTTTTCGAAGTGCTTTTTTAGCGCTTATTAGAAAAGGAGGTAATGATAATGGCTAAAAATTTAAAAGGTATTACAATTGAAATTGATGGTAACACTACAAAATTAAACGACGCTTTAAAAAAAGTTAATAGTACCATTTATACTACAAATTCAGAATTAAAGGCTTTAAATTCTGCTTTAAAGTTAGATCCATCAAATACTCAATTGTTATCGCAAAAACAAGAAGTTTTAAAAAATAATATTCAGGCAACCACAAATAAATTAGAGCAATTAAAAGAAGCGCAAAAACAAATGGGTGCTTATAACTCCTTAACAGAAGAACAAAAAGAAAATTATAGAGCATTATCTATTGAAATAGCAAAATCAGAAAATGCTCTAACAAGTATGTACAAAGAATTAAATAATGTAAATTCTATTAATTTAGAAAATGTCAAAACAGTATTAAAAAATGTAGGCGACATAGCAGTCGAAGTTGTAAAAAAAGTGGCGCAAGTAGTAACTGCCGTAAGCGCTGCAGTTGCAGGTATAGTTGCTGCAGGTGTTAAATCATATGCAGAACTTGAACAAAATGTTGGCGGTGTTGAAACATTATTTAAAGATAACGCTGATAAGGTAATTGAAAATGCAAATAAGGCATATGAAACCGCAGGAATATCCGCAAATGAGTATATGCAAAATGTCACTTCTTTTAGTGCTAGTCTTTTACAATCATTAGGTGGAGATACAGCAAAGGCTGCAGAGGTTGCAGATATGGCGCTAATCGATATGGCAGATAACGCTAACAAATTTGGTACGGACATGTCTAGTATCCAGAATGCATATCAAGGATTTGCCAAACAGAATTATACTATGCTTGATAATTTAAAACTTGGTTATGGTGGTACTAAAACTGAAATGGAAAGACTTCTTGCTGATGCCGAAAAATTTAGTGGAGTTCACTATGATATAAGTAATCTTAGCGATGTGTACAATGCAATTCACGTAATACAAGAACAATTAGATGTAACAGGTACGACTGCACTTGAAGCATCAACTACAATAAGTGGAAGTATGGCATCTATGAAATCTGCTTTTGATAATTTTTTAAACGGAAGTGGAAGTCCAGAACAATTAAGTAAGGCAATTCTTACTTTTATTACAAATGTTAGTAAAACTGTATCAGAGTTAGCGCCTAGAATAATTTCGGGCATAATTACATTAGTTGATACATTACTTCCTGATGTGATAAAAATTTTAAATGATATGCTTCCAATGTTGTTTAAAGCTGCTCAAGATTTATTAAATTCATTATTAAATTTAATTAAACATGATGTAAAACCTATCGCGGATATGGTTGTCACGTTATTAACGAATTTAGTTAATTTTATTTTAGAAAATTTACCATTAATCTTACAAGTTGGTTTAGACATTATTTTGGCTTTAGTAGATGGAATAAGCGAGAACATAGATGAATTGGTACCGGTAATCATTGATTGTGTAATTTTGATGACAGAAACCCTTATAGACCACCTTCCACAGTTAGTCGAAGCAGGACTTAAAATAGTGGTTGCAATTGCAAAAGGAATAATTGAGTCGTTACCAGAAATACCTAAAATTATTTTTAAATTTAAAGATGCTTTTATTAATACAATTAAGAACACTGATTGGGCCAACTTAGGAAAAAATATTTTACAAGGCATATTAAACGGAATGCTAAATTTTGGAAATATCGTGAAAGATACTATTAAAAAAGTTGGTACTAAAATAACATCTTCTATTAAGAGTTTCTTTGGTATAAAATCACCATCAAAAGTTATGAGAGACCAGGTAGGTAAATTTTTGGCTCAAGGAATTGGTGTAGGATTTGAGAGTGAGATGCCAGATGTTATTAATGATGTACAAGGAGCGTTAAAAAACCTTAATACTAAGGTTCAAGCATCCGTAAATCCTGTAATAAATCCAACTGCAAATAGTAATCCTTTAATCTTAAATATAGAAAATTTTAACAATACAAGAAATACTGACACTCAACTTCTAATGGAAGAAATGGAATTTTATAGAAGAAATAGTGCTTTGGCAAAAGGTGGTGTATAAAATGTTATATTGGAATAATAATGAGTTTAAATCAATGGGTGTAGTTGTAGAACATACACCCAATTTTTCAAAACCAAAGAAAAAAATAACACAATATATAATTCCAGGAAGAAACGGCTTTTTAAGTGTTGATGAGGGGACTTATGAGCCTTTTGCCTTATCAGTAGAATGTCATGCAAAAGAAAACGCTGACTATGATAATATTTGTAAATGGTTAGATGGCTATGGTGTTTTATCATTTGACGGAAACAGGGAATACACTGCATTAATTAATAATTCTATTTCATTCGAAAAAGTTTCTATGTTTAAAAAATTTATTGTTCAATTTCTTGTAAACCCAATAGGTGAAGATAAGGCATATACTACTTATACTGTGCAAAATTCCGATTCAGTTCTCGAAATTAATAATACTTATACTGATATAGAACCTGTCATAACAATAATTGGTAGCGGAGATATTGGAGTAACAATTAATAATCAAAGTTTTTATCTTGATGATGCTGACGGAGAATACATTTTAGACTGTAAAAACAAAGTAATAACGCATAATGGCAATAATGCTTCGGGTATTATGTCTGGTAATTTTATCACACTTAAAAATGGTAATAATGAAATTAATTATACAGGAACTATAACATCATTTGAAATCGCTTATAAAAGGATGTATTTGTGGGGAGGTTTATAATGAATATTTATCTAGCAAATGAAACTGATTTCATACATAATGGTTTAGGTTTTTTAAGAGACGTTACCGCCGCATATGTTACTGATGAATTAAATGGTGAATATTCTTTATATTTTGAATATATAAAAAATGGATTATTAAGTGAATATTTACAAAACGAAAATATTATTAAATGCGAAGTAGCAGATGGTTCTAAGCAATTATTTGTGATAAAAGATGTTGACAAGAATTTTGATGTTATAAAAGTTTCTTGTAAACACATATTTTATGAATTATTAGACAATTTTGTAGAAAACGTCGCTCCAACTAATCTAGTTTGTAGTGAGTATTTAAATTGGATACTTGATAGAACAAATTATAATCATAATTTTGCCGGTTATAGTGATATATCTCAAAGTGCTAGTGGTAGATATGTAAGAAAAAATCCGGTGCAAATTCTATTGGGTAGCGATGCCAACTCGATGATAAATCTTTTTGGAGGAGAAATTAAAAGAGACAACTTTAAGATATATTTTAATTCGAGAATAGGGAATGATAACGGGGTTAAATTAATGCTTGGCAAAAATATAACCGGTATTCAAATTACTACAAATACAGATTCCGTTCATACTAGAATAATGCCACAAGGATTTGACGAATTACTTCTTCCGGAAAAATATGTTGATAGTCCATTAATAAATAATTATACGCACCCTAAGATATATAAAGTCGATTTTAATAATATAAAATATGATCCTGAAGATGAAAATGCGTATCACACACTAGATGAAGCCTATACCGCATTAAGAAACGCCACAAATGAATTATATGCAAATGGGATTGATAAGCCTATTATTAATATAAAAGTCGACTGGATAGAATTATCCAAAACAAAAGAATATGAAAATTATTCTATATTAGAGAAAGTGAATTTGGGCGATACTCTTTACATATCTATTTTAAATCTTGAATATACAACCAGAGTTATTAAAATTATATATAATCCATTAACACACACAATAGACTCATATGAACTTGGTACGCCAAAAGCAAATATAGGCACATCAAGTAATAATTTAGATAAAAAAATAGAACAAATCCAACCATCTTCTATATTAGAGAGTGCTAGAAATAATGCAACAAGTCTAATTACACAGGCTATGGGAGGTTATGTATATAAAACACAGAATGAACTTTACATCATGGATACAAATAATGTAAATACCGCTACTAAAGTATGGCGTTGGAATTTAAATGGTTTGGGTTATTCTAGTAATGGCGTAAACGGACCTTATACATTGGCAATGACTCAAGATGGACAAATTGTGGCAGACTTTATTACTACTGGACATTTAAATACAAATGTTATTGAAGGATACAATCAATTACTTTTGAAAGTTGAGGAGGCAATAGATTATCAAAAAGATTTATCTGGTACAGGTAGCATTGCTTTATCTAATGCTTACGAAGGTATATTACATAAGTTATCGATAAAAGGACAAATAGACGCTCGAACTAATGCAACATTGTCTGTTGGAGATAATTTAAATGGCAAAACTTTGTATTTTGATTTTCCAGAAGAGGGTACTACTATATCAGAACAAATTGTTCCAAGTGAATGGACTGCTGTAATTGAAACATCTAATAGTAGTATAGAAGCAGAAAGAGAAGAAAACCATTTTCATCAGGTATGTTATATTTATGATGATGCCGACTTCGTATCGGCATTTGACTGTGATTCAACCGGATATGTTGAAACTAGCCTATCTTCATATAAGTTATCAGATAACTTTGGAATTATAACAAGCATAGATAATGCTGTAGATATTTACAATCGTATCACAATGGTTAAATATACAACAAAACCGGTTCTTTTAATAGATAATACTTCATACTCTATAGATTTAGATTATCTAAACTATATGTCTGCATCAGTGTATGACGAATGGATATACGAAGATGGTAAATGTAGGATAATTCGTAGAGTCGGAATTGACAGTAGTGGAAATATGTATGCACTTGAAAACGAAGTAGTCGAAGAAAGAGAAGATATTACTTTAGAAGTAAGTAGTAATTCTGTTATTAGATTACAAGATTTTAATAATGCAACTTACAGTGTATCTTATTTAATAGATAATGACTACACTAATACTTTTGCAAACCAAGTAGAAGTCCAAGCATCAATAAATCTAACTGCTGATTCTATAAATTCAGAAGTATCAAAAAAAGTTGGAGAAGATGAAGTTATATCTAAAATAAACCAATCTGCAGAGGCAGTTGGAATATCAGCAAATAAAATCGAATTAAGCGCTAATGATATTTTAAATTTAATAGCAGGAAACTCAATAAATTTAACAAGTAAAAATATTACTATTACAGCAAGTAATTTTAGTGTAGATTCGAATGGTGGAATGACTTCTACATCTGGTACAATAGGCAACTGGCATATAACAAATAATATGTTATATTGCGAAATAATACCACCATATGATTATTCTTCTTATGATACTGATAGAGTAAGATCTATAGTTAGAGGAGATATAACACCTACATCAGATGATTAT